AGGGCAGCACTGCTGATGGCTTTGAAACCACGCTGGGCGTCATCAACCCAACGGCAGACCGCACGATCAACCTGCCGAACCAATCAGGCACGGTGGTGGTGACTGGTAACGCCAGCATCGTTGACGCAGACATCGCCGCTAACGCTGAGATTGCCGTAAGCAAACTGGCGAACGGCACTGTCAATCAGGTGCTGGTGACTGATGGCACTGATGTGAGCTGGTCGGATGATCTGACGTTGGCTGGCAACTTGACCGTTAATGGCACCACCACAACGGTCAACACCGAAACGCTGACCGTCAAGGACAAGAACATCGAGCTGGCGGTGGTAGATACGCCCACCGACACCACAGCAGATGGCGGCGGCATCACGCTGAAAGGCGCCACCGACAAAACGATCATTTGGAGCGATACCTCCGACAGTTGGGAGTTCAATCAGCCGACAATCACCACCGGCAACAGCAGCGCAGCGGCGTTCGTGCCTACTGGCAGCACGGTGCCTAGCAATGGGGTTTATCTACCCTCGGCAAACAACCTAGCCATCTCGACTAATGGGACTGGGCGAGTGTTTGTTGATGCGAGTGGGAACGTAAACATTGGATCCTTTTACAGCTTCCCTCACGGAAGACTTAACGTTCAGGTAGATGCAACCGGAAGCATCCCGACCGGCAGTATTGTTCAAGGTGCTGACGCAAACCTAGGTCTTTCTATTGTTAATTCAAATAATTCAGCTACGTATTCGGCGTTAAGACTGGAAACCCGCACAAGCCTTGCATCATCTTGGATGATCGCTAACGAGTGGACCTCGGCTTACAACGGATCTCTTGTTTTCAGGGCTAGGTCGGCAGCGTCAGGTAGCTCCGAACGCCTGCGCATCACATCGGACGGGAAGCTAGGTCTGGGGTCTTCTACGCCAGGCAGTTATACTTTCAACCAATTTGTTGTTGCCGGTACTGGAGTAGATACCGGTATTACCATCGTTTCTGATACTGATAGATCTAGTGTAATTGCCTTTGCGGATGGAACTTCAGGCAGTGCTCCATACAGGGGTCGAATTGAGTATGATCATGACGGCGATTTTTTGGGAATCAATACTGCGGCTTCTAGAGCTTTAACTATTGACTCATCACAGCGCGTAGGGATTGGCAATGCGATTCCTAGCTCGTTTAACGGTTTTGCCAATCAACTGGTTGTGGGTAGCGGATCAGGAAACAACGGAATTACGATCTACGCTGGCACAGGAAATGGCTCTTCTCTTTCTTTTGCGGACGGCACAACAGGTGCAGCTTCTTACCAAGGCTACCTTTATTACAGCCACTCCAATGATAGTCTTTCGTTTTATGTAAATTACTCCGGGAACACAAGCCCAAGAATGACTATCGACAGCTCCGGCAGGTTGTTAGTTGGCACGTCTACTGCTTCTACCGTTACGCACACTTCATCTGCCGGAACATTTGACATTCAACCAACACTGCAAGTACACAGCACTGGTGCAACCACTGTTTTCATTAGCAGCAGTAGATCCGCGAATGATGACAGCGGCCCTCAACTTGCCTTTGCAAGACAAGGATCTACGGACGGCTCAATAATTTCCGGCGGCGTCGATACTGTCCTTGGGGCCATTCAATTTTTTGGCGGAGACGGCAACGACCTGCGATCTGCCGGTGGGCGTATTAGCTGTGAAGTAGACGGCACTCCCGGCGCTAATGACATGCCGGGACGATTAGTGTTCTCCTCTACGCCGTCGGGGAGCGCAGCGCCAGTCGAGCGGATGAGGATTAAGTCCACTGGCGAGTTCAGTCATTATTTAGGGACCACGGCAGATTTTGTAGTGAGGTCTGGAAAGACATCGGGGGCCGATACAATTCTTCTTTGCCGCAATGGCGCAACCAATAACAGCACCGGCACTGCAGTGATGCGTGTGCAGGCCGACGGCGATGTCGAAAACACCAACAACTCCTACGGCGCCATCTCCGACATCAAGCTGAAGGAGAACATCGTTGACGCTGGTTCTCAGTGGGACGACCTTAAGGCGTTGCAGGTTCGTAAGTACAACTTCAAGGCTGAGACCGGCTACGGCACCCACATCCAAATCGGTCTTGTCGCCCAAGAAGTTGAACTCGTCTCCCCTGGTCTGGTCAGTGAATCCCCTGACCTTGATGAAGATGGCAACGACCTTGGCACCGTCACCAAGAGCGTCAACTACTCGGTGCTCTACATGAAGGCAGTCAAGGCGCTGCAGGAAGCAATGGAGCGGATCGAAACCCTTGAGCAGCGTCTAAATGATGCTGGCATTGCCTAGTAGCCCTACTCGCTAATCACCTAGGCGGGCAACCGGCCTATTCAACAGGTTGCAACACCATTAGCCTTGATCATCACCACCATTCCAATGGCTGACCCCAAACCCGGCATCGACTTCCCATTCACTGTGTGGAAGGTCGCCAATATGGAGCGCAAGCTCGATGCACTTGGCACCGTTTACACCGTCCACTACACGGTGACGCGCTTCAAAGACGGAGAGCAAGCCGGCGCCTACGGCAGCATTGGACTGGAGCCACCAGCCCCTGACACTGGCACGCCTTACGCCGAATTGACCGAGGAAACCGTAGTCGGCTGGGTGACGGCACACTTCGGCGATGAAAAGGTTGCCGAGATTGTTGCCGCACTTGACGGGCAGATTGCGGAAAAGCTCGCACCTACCCATAGCGCAGGTGTGCCGTGGCAGTGAAATCCAAGACTGCACTGGGGCGCCTCGATCACAAACCCGGCCGCCCCAAGAAAACACGGCAAGGTCAAGGGCAGCACAGTCTGCCCAACCACGGCCGCAAGAAGATGCGCGGGCAGGGCCGATAGCATGATGCTGTAGCACCATGGCGTCATGGTTGAGATCATCGCCGCCGTTGCTGGCGCTTCAATTTCAGTCGCCGCCATGGGTGCTGCTGGTTTCAGCCGCCGCAATAGTGAGGCCCGCGATGCTGTGGTGCGGTTGACCAGTGCGGTGGAACACATCGCAACACAGCTTGAAGTGCTTCACACCGACATAAAAGAAGACCGTCGGGAAACATTCGGAAGGCTATCGACGGTTGAGCAGCGCGTCTCTAAGTTGGAGGCACGTCCGCCATCTTGTTAGTCATGGATCAGGCCACAACCCTCGCCATCTTCGCCATCTTGGTGGCTGGTGGTTCTGAGGTGATCGCACTGCTGCCCATCCGCGAAAACAGCTGGGTGCAGCTCATCGTTAAGGTGCTGCAGACTGCATTCCCAAAGAAGCGCGGCTGAATCATGGCGAACAACGCGCCAATCACGTTGCAGCAGCTCTTCAAGTTCTACAAGAGTTTGCCGCACCAAAGCGCCGCGATTCAGCAACTGGAAGACGATCTGATCGCCAACGGTTACGCCGCCGCGATGCGCAGGGATCGCGCATGGTTTCAGACATGGAGTCAAGACGGCAAGCAAAGCGATCTAAGCGGCGCCATCAATCTGATTAAGGAGTTTGAGGGCTGCCACCTCAGCGCATACCCTGACCCGCTATCAGGTGGCGACCCTTGGACCATCGGCTATGGCACCACGCGCTACAGCGGTGGCGTGCCCGTCAAGCGTGGCGACAAAATTAACATGATCGAGGCCGACATGCTGCTGCGGCTTGAAATTGACCGTATAGCCAGCAAGCTACGCACCACCGTGCCGCATTGGCAGGCAATGGATGACCACCAACAATCAGCGCTGGTCAGCTTTGCCTACAACCTAGGGGCCGGTTTCTATGGCACCGAGGGATTTGAGACCATCAGCCGATGCCTGCTCAGTAAAGACTGGGCAGCAGTGCCAGCTGCATTGGAGCTGTACCGCAACCCTGGCACGCCTGTAGAAGCTGGCCTGCTACGTCGTCGCCGCGCTGAGGGCAAGCTATGGGGCACGCATCACGCATCAGCCGAACCGGAAACCGCCAAGCTGCGCCCCAGCAGTCCCTTCACCGCACGCATCACGCCGCACATCAGGCTGGGTGAGTTTGCGTTAGATCAAGAGGCGCGCCGATTTGACACGCAGGGGCAGTTGGACATTGCCGCCGAGCTGGCCGCCTTCTTGGAGCGTGTGCGCGTGCAGTTTGGCGGTAAGCCCATCGTGATCACGTCCGGCTATCGGCCGCCAGCAGTCAACCAATCCGTTGGTGGTGCCAGCAATAGCGAGCACCTCTACCGGCCAGGTTGCGGTGCCGTTGATTTCTACATCCAAGGCGCCGACATCTATGCGGTGCAGAACTGGTGCGATCAGCATTGGCCGTATTCACTGGGCTATGGCGCACCTAAAGGTTTCATCCACCTAGGCATTCGCAGCAGCAGGGCTAAGGTGCGCTGGGATTACTGAGGCCCTGTGCTGCTACCAGACCATGAAATCCGGCGCCTATGCCGGCAGCATTCCATGCTGTCGCCTTACAACGAAGATCAGCTAAACCCTGCCAGCTATGACGTGACGCTGGGCACGCAGATCATGGCTGAAGTGGCGCATACCGCTGAGCTGCAAAAAGTGCAGCTGCATGGCCACACTGCTGAGGATCCTTTCTGGATTCAGCCTGGTGAGTTCTTTCTGGCTGAAACCGCCGAGATCTTCAACCTGCCAGATCATGTCGGCGCGCAGTTTGTTCTTAAATCAAGCCGCGCCCGCGAAGGCTGGGACCATGCAGAAGCCGGCTGGGCTGATCCCGGTTGGTTTGGCAGTCGCCTGACGATGGAGCTGCGCAATCAACGCCGGCTGCATCCGTTGCCGATTTGGCCCGGTTTGCGCATCGGGCAGATGAAGTTCCTGCTGGTTAGCGGCAAGGTAGAGCGCAGCTATGCCGAAACCGGAAGATATAACGCAGACCTTGGCGTTACCGGATCCAAGGGCTAGCGTTGATTGGGAGATGTGAAGTCCACTTAGGCGCCGGCTTGAGCAACCGGCGCCTTTTTCATGGGATGCGCTAATTGACCCATGCGCAGCCGATGGATCATGCGCGGCGCTTCAGCCGGATCATCCATGGGGATCATGGTGTAATCATCGCAGCCATGGCACTCGGCGTAGTGGCTGGCGGCGGTATGCGTTGAAAACGGCCCAATGTGCCACGGGCCGATGCGCAGGATGTATGTCATGGGCGGAAGGGTAGCGCGTATCGTGCGCCGCAATCCCATAGCAAATCTGTAATCCCATGAGACTCAGTGGCGACCGCTACCGTATGCCAAGCGGCTGATGGCCCATGCGCGCGTTCATTGTTGAGATCAGCGCCAAGCTATTCATCCGCAGCGATACCGAGCCAGAAGATCTGCCGGCTGACATCTACAGCCGCATTGCTGAGTTTATCAACAGCGACGACGACATTCTTGACATTGAAGTGAACGCGGTGCCATTGCCGCCTGATCTAAGTGGACAAGCACCGGATTGATGAAACCCGGCTGGTCACACGGCGATCAGCACGAGATCAAATCCTCCTTGCCTGGAACTATCGCTGCGCCTACTGCGGTGAAGATCTGGGTCGTTCGCCAACCTTGGATCACGTCATCCCCAAAGCGCACGGCGGATCAACAATCCCCAGCAACATGGTCGCCTGCTGTATGGGCTGCAACTGCAGCAAAGGCCATAAGCCTTGGGTTGACTGGTATCGCGCCCAACCGTTCTGGACAAGCCTGGGAGAATGGGCCATCGCGCAGTGGCTGGCCAGTGAGGGCTAAGATCACCGCGTACTTTTTTGAAAACTTGGTCGTGCCGTTGCGCCCGGCAGCGGCAAGGCTGGCACCGCGTGAGGACCAGCCACCGGGCACCCCTATTGCGCTAGCAGTTGATCTAGGTACAGTTCCGCCTGCCATAGATCACTGCTATAGCGGCAGATGCCATGCGCGCAGCTGCGGTAGTAGATCTCACCGCGCACTGGCATCAATGTCTCGATGTAGCCGCCATCTCGATCAGTGCGGCTGAGGATTTCAGGCCCGAACATACAGCTCACACCTGGCCGCATAACGACCGCCACTTCTCTTTGATTCTGGCAATTCAAACGCACAGCGATGGTTCCTGATGTCCCATTGCTCGCAATCCCAGCACATCGGCGGCTCACCTACTGGCCGCAGCTTGGCGCGTGCTGCTTGAAAAATGTGCTGCGCTTTAAGCAATGCCGCCTGCAGCTGCACCGTGCCAGTGTCCATCTCAATCTGATGCTCAGGCTTAGGGCCCAACACCACACGGGCGTGCCATGTCTTGTCACTGCGACTGCACAGCAGCAGTAAGCGGCCGCCATGCAGGCTGATCATTCCAACTCACCGGCTGATGGCTGGTGATAGATGCGCTCAAGGATCATGCTGACCGGCTCATCCTCTCCATTGGTGACGTAATCAGCCACCGGATCGTTTGGATTAGCAGCCACCAGCATCTCGCGCTCACCGTAGACCTTCACCACTACCAAGCTTGTGCGGTAACTGCGCACAAGGATGCCAAGCGCCCAGCGCTCAAGCATGTTCAGGCCAGGTAGCTTCGGCATCATGCCCCCAGTTTGGCGATCAATCGGCTTAGATACCACTGCGCCTTGCGGGCATCCTCAAGCGCGTTGCCTTTGCACCACATCCGCAGCAAATACTTCAACGCCTGGCCCTGTAGGTATGCCGGCACCATGTGGGGCGCATCGCCAATGGCGGACTCAATGATGTCGATGGCTTCAACTGGGCCGCGGCGGTAATGCAGCGGATGGTTCACGTTGTCAGTCATCAAGCCATGCCCATAGGTGTCGGTTGATGATGTGCGACACGTGCTCGCGGCACACGCCAAACTCAATGCACAGCTGGATGGTGCTCCATCCCTTGCGGCGTAGTTGACGCATCCTGCGCACATCATCAGCAGTCAGCTTGGCAGCTGGATTGCTGGCGCCTGTCTTGAATGGTCGCCCGCGTTGCGTCATCGCCATTTATCCCCCAGCAGCTGCTGGCGGCAGCATTCAATCGCCTGCTGCGCTTGCTTCTGCGACATCACCGATTCAGTGGCATCCATGGCGCGCACCACACGGGCGAGCAGCTCAGGGTATGGCGTATCGCGGAAATTGGAAGCTAGATCGTGGCAAAACTCATCCCACAGCCCGGTGTAGGTACTGCAGGTGCGGCCGCTGCGTTCATAAAGCGCTTCCATCATGTCGGCGCGTTGCTGGTCAAGACGGACGTAGTCGCTCATGGTTGGAGGCGTTGGCGGAGTTGCAGCAGCTCAGCGCAGAACTGCTCACGGTTATGGAGGCCAGGCACGCTGCGCAGCTGATCAATGCGAATGTCGATCAGCTGCTGCAGGCGCTCCCGTTCATCATGCCTGCCTTGCTGATAGGCGCCAGAGTCGCTTAGCAGCTGTTCAAGGCGGTTGCGGATCGTGCTCACTCCACCTCCACAGCAGCGGCATCAGGCCAGCGGTTGCGGGCATACTTCTCAGCGGCGCGCTTGGATTCGGCGCGCGTATACCACGTCACAGGTTGTGCCCCCTTGGGGTAGATGGTCACTTTGTAGTCCCGCGTGCGGGCGTTGTGCTTAGGGCGGCTGACGCCTTCGCCGTAATTGCCGACAGTTTCAGGATCAGCGCGCCATTGGAAGGCGGCAAGCTGGTTAGTCATAGTGGATCGATTCAGTGATGGCTTCAACGTTGAGCCACTCAAGCTCATTCCAGAACTCAAGCCACACATCAGCAGCAAGCAGCTTGGCTTCAGTCAGGCTGGTGGCGGTGACGCATTCAAAAACGTTGGCGCTCGGTATGCGGAAGTAGTAGCGGCGTGGTTCAGTCATGCCGCACCACCTGCTGCGTGCCGGTATGAGTAGTGCCGTGATGCGCAGTGGCATCAATGCCGATCATGGCAAACACGGCAGCGGCCACTAGCAGACAGATGGCGTTGTTGATTCGGTCGATCATTGGGTGATCCTTGCGATGCGGTCGTTTAGGTGATGCAGCCATTCGCCGAACATTCGCCCGGCGACGTACACGGCCACGATGATCTCTGCGAGCTGGGCAGTCCATAGGTAGAACGTTGGCCCCCAGTCGCTAGTTAGGAGGCGTTTCATGGGGTGATGGTGTTGGGGTGCCGGGCCAACCGGCGGTGCAGGCTTATTCAGGCCGTGTTGATCTCGGTTTATAGGCGTCGTGTGATCTGTTCCGCCCCATGGCCTCTTGTCTGCATGGAGAGAATCCCGCGCCGTGCTATCGGGCTTGTGGCGTGAACTGATCCTACACCGCCTGCGGTGTACGCGCTAGGGGTGTAGTCGCATTGCGTTACACGGCGTCGCTGCCGACTGCCAGCTCGACCGGCACGCGCAGCATCGGCACGCTCTTCCCTGATCCTTGCGTGCGCTCCCAGCCCACTACAGCCACGCTCACAGGCAGCTCAGCCGTATACCAAACATGCCGGCAGCCATTGCAGCGGCGTTGCCTGATTACGCGATCCTCAAGCGCTCCATTGGTATAGGTTGCGCGAATCTCACCGCAACCGCACCGGGGACAGTTCACAGCCTCGCTAACCTGACGATGTACACCACCACTATGGCACCATGAACTTCGGTGAGTGGATGGCGGTTCAGCTGACCCCTGAGCAGCAGTTTGAAATAGAAAAGCAGGCCCGCAGCCTGCTCAACAGCCCAGATGCCGGCACCATGGCCGCAGCACTGCTTAAACAAGCCTGCTATCAGCAGCAGCTGCTGCAGCAGGCCGTGAACGAGATCGCCCGTTTGGAATGCGAGCTGATGGGGCGCTAGAAGAGATCAGGCTCCACATCAAGCACCACGCCATCGGTGGCCGCGGCCAGGCTCTGCGCGGCAGCCTGCACAGGCGGCACCCAATCACGCGGCGGTTGCGCCACAGCGCTCACATACGCCAGACCCTTCTGGCTGGTCTTTTTCCAGCCGGTGATCGGCACCTGCACCGAGCCGTACTGATCCGGCGTTTGGCTCATCACAAAGGCGCAGAAAGCGTCAAGTTCCTCTACCTTCACGTTCATCATTCCGCTGAAATCCACCTTGCTATCGGGCTTGGTGGACTTAAAGATCGACAGGTTCAGCTTGAAGCTCATTTGTTCTCGGGGTTGATGGTGTTGGCCTTTTCGTATTGCTCCACCTCGGCCAGGGGATAGAGCACGAAACCCGGCGTGCGGAAATATGCCGGGCCCTTGCCGGCATCACGCCATCGTTTCAGCGTGTCAGGGTGCAGCCCCCAGCGCTTCGCCAGTTGCGGTGAGGTGAGATATTCAGAAGAGCTCATCCTGATCAGTCTCTTCTGTCTTGGCTGCTGATGCAGGCTGAGCGATAGCAGCGTTGAGATCCGCCACGCTCGTCTCAGTCACCTTGACGGGCTCTACATCGAGCACTTCCTCTTGGCTTTGCATCCCCAGCAGCATGTCGCTGGCATACAACCGGCCCCAGAAGGCCGCGGCCCGGTAACGGATCATCAGCTCTGGCATGGTCTGCCATTTGCTGCCTGACTTGGTGGCCCATCCTTCTTTCTTGGCCATCGCCATCGTGATGGTTGGCCCTTTGAGCTCCTGGCCGCTGGCGAGATCCTTAGCCGTGGCGTAACAGGCCAGCGAGTCGCCCTGGCCGCTGAGCTCAAACCGCAATGGGCTGAACCGGCCGCAGCCGTTCACCATCGCAATGATGAAGCTGCTGCTCCAACTGGGGCGCCCATGGATCACATGCAGATGCTGCATCGCCAGAAACGGGCTGATGCCCATCCGATTGGCGATCTCAAGCGCCACCAGGCAGTTGGCAAAACCCTGCTGCCCTTGGAACTGAGGCGGAATCAGCGTGCTGCTGGCCAGCGCCTTGGCGATCCGTTGCGCATCCTCGAAGGCTTGGATGCCTGAGAACACTGAGCCGCTGGGGCTGGTGGTGATGGCTGATTGTGCGTCCATTTAGTACATCTCGATTTCAGTGGTTGCCTGCTGCTGGCTGGTGGCGCCCGTCATCCACCCAGGCAGGCTGAGCGTTTCGATCTGGTCGCTGTAGCTCGGCCAACTATCAGCGGCCTTGCACACCGCCAGCTTGGCCAAATCGCGCATGGCTTGATCGTGCCCGCGCTCAATCATCTCCGCATCAGCGGCATACACGGCGCACGCATACGGCGCGGTTGATTCCACGCAGATGAAGATGAACTGATCAGGCCGCTTGCCGGTGGCCTGCTCAAGCCCGTGCAGATACCAAGCAGCTTGCTTGTGGTAGGCAAAATTGGCCACGCTCTGCTTAAAGCCCCGCAGGCTTGCATCCTTGGTGGTTTTGAGATCCACCACGATGGTGCCGTCATCGGTCAGCCAATCCGGCCGGCACTTGCACTCAAGTCCGGTTGCGGCATCCGTCCACATGTGTGTGGTCTCAGCCTTGCCCGGCAATCCCAGCAGCATCGCAGCAGCAGGATGGCGCATCACTGCGCGACCCATCGCCATCACCTGCTCGGCATCGTCGGCGGTAATCACCGTCTTGCCGGCAGCAGCTGCCTCAAATGCGGCATAAGCCTCTTTGCCAGCCTTGGTGCGGCGATCCATGGCGGGCGCCACGGCGATCTCCTCATCCCATCGGCTGAGCTCCAATACATGCGTGTGCAGTGCAGTGCCAAGCCGCATCTGCGGGCTGGGTTCTGGCGTCACACGATCAGGGTCTAGATACCGCGCCCAGTAGTGCAGCGGTGATCTCGCAATGAGATCTAAATGAGACTTTGAGACTGCCGGATGCGCGTGATAGTCGGCGTTGTCCATAGGTTGCGGCAACTTGCGGCCAGATACTAGCCGATGCGGTAGGGTTGACAAGCGCACCTAGGCCATGGTTACCATGCGGAGCGTTCGGACGCTTCCGAACGTCAACTCGCTACCAACCAAATGCCTATCAATTTTCCGCGCCGCGATAAAGCACCCGTCAAAGTCGGACCGCGCCTTGAAATCTCACCTCTTGAGCTTGAATCGCAGATGAGCAACCAGCACGGTCTTAGTTCTTTGATCTGCGCTGCTGAAACGTGGGAGCAATTTGCCTGGAAGGGCAATGACCTGTCTGCTCCTTTGCGGGCTTTGTATGCAGCCGAATCACGCGGCTTGTTGCAGAAGCGTGGTGATCGGCCTGTGGAGGTTGCTGTTGCTGATATTGCAGCAGATATAAATGGTTATTTGCTGAGCTTTGGCAAAGCCACAATCAGCGAGAATGCGGTGCTCAATAATTTGCGACAAGTTGCTCTCTATCTCAATGCCGCTCTTGGCGTGTCAATCCGCCCTGATCGTCAAGCGATGACTGTGCAAATTGTCGGAGAGTTTGAAACCGTTGAGACAATACAACGTTATTTTGCGCAAGTAGAAGCAAAACTGAAAAAGCTCGGCAGCCAAATCAAACATGCCGAGGCGATGGGCTATGACGTGTCACGGCAGCTACAGGCTGCAGAAGATGCTACTGGCGTCAAGCTCCTAGCAGTTAACTAGCAACCAACCGCCCCTGCTAGTGGTGGGGGCTTTTACCAACTCACTCAATGACAACAACCGCAATCACGCCTGAAGTAATCGACGACCGTATGACGACGGTTCTCGAAGATTCCCCCATGACTGATGCCGAGGAAAAGGAACTCGTCATTGTTAAAACTGCAATTCAGACTGCCTACGCCGACAAACTTGAGCGCGACCTGGCTATCGGTGCCGGGCTGCTCAAGATTTTCCGCCGCAAGCTCTACCGGGGCAAGGGCGGTGGGCGCACCTGGAAGCAGTGGCTAGCTGACGAGTCGGCTGAACTGACAGCTGGGCGAGGTGCGCTTGGAGAAGACACCGCTTCTTACTTGCGCGCCTTCTACCAGTTCCGTGTCGAAGTGTTACAGCCGTCCGGCCACGGCCGGGCGAGCGTGACCCTCCCAACCAGCGCCAGGCAAGTCAGGCCCTTGATCGCACAGCTCGACACTCACCCTGAGGCCGCGCTGGAAATGTGGAAGGCCGCCTGCGCTCAAGCCGGCAAAGGCAAGGTGCCGACCTTTGATCAGGTCAACCGAGCTGCCTCGGCCTACAAGGCCAACGAAGCCAATGAGGCTCGGCGGCTGTCCGCTGCTCAGCAGGCGGCGCAACAAAAAGCAGTTGCGGCCTCTATTGCAAATAGGCCAGAGCAAATGCCGCGCATCTTGACCAATAACGAGGCCACTTGGCCGCATGTCGAACAGCGCGATTTTTCTCCGCAGCCATCTACTTCAGCCCCCAACATCACCATCCCCGCATGGGACATCGAGAAGGACGACAACGCCCTTGACGCAGGCGCTGAATGCAAGCGCATCACCCACGCCATCAACGACGCCCACAAGGCAATCGGCCTGCTGCGCGGCATCCTTTACGGCCAGATCAACAGATACGGCCGCGACTACCTTGGCGTGCTTCGCCAAGTTGATGCTGGCACTTACAGCATCAACAACATCAACGAACAAGTGCAGCAAATGGGCGAAGACATTGATTTCATCTCTGCGCTGCTAGTCGCTGACGTGGGAGAGGGAGAACTGGCTGCTTCCACCATCAGCGTTGAAGCGTTCCCTACACGCTCATAAAAAAAAGGCGGCCTGCAAGCCGCCTCAGCTACCAACTCAATGCCATCTTGCCATGGAACCCACCACTCAACACTTTCTGCGTTGCGCTGTCCACGAAGCGCTTAACGCCGAAAACGACACTGCAGCAATGGAATTGCTAGCCATACTGGCCGATGCTGCCAAGCCAGAAGTTCTGCGCGCTTTACCAGCTGCGCAATCTATTGTTGATGGCCCTGCTCGCGATTATCACTATTGGGCCCGATTTATCCGTGAGCATTTTATTCCGTTTATGACCGACAACGGCCGTCTGCGATTTACAAGCCATGAGCTATTTAGTTGGATTGAAAACCATGGGAATCTGTCGCTGACAGCTGGTGACATTGAACAGCAAAAGGATGGAACTTTTGTGTTTCGTGGCCGCATCAGCGCGGCCTTGTCCCATTTGAAACAATCTGGGATTATTTATGCGCCGGCCAAAGGTCGAGACTATGCAATAGATGCCAGCTAATCTTCGCGCTTACCAAATAGCAGCTGTCAACGCCCTGCGCTCTGCCATTCAGCAGGGCGCACGGGCCCCACTCCTATGCCTGCCAACCGGCGGCGGCAAGACCATGATCCTGGCCACCATCGCTGCACAAGCAGCAACTAAAGGCCGCCAGGTGCTCATCCTTGTGCATCGCCGTGAGCTGATCCATCAGACCGCCAGCAAGCTGCAATGGGCTGGCCTAGATCACGGCATCATCGCCGCGGGCCATCCGGCAACCAATCACGCCGTGCAAGTGGCATCGGTGCAGACGCTTGTGCGGCGCCTATCGCGCATGGCATGGCAGCCATCGCTCGTGATCATTGACGAGGCGCACCACGCAGCAGCTGGATCATGGGCGCGCATCCTTGATCACTGGCCTGATGCTTACCGCCTCGGCGTCACCGCCACACCATGCCGCCTAGATGGCCGCGGCCTTGGTGCAGCGTTTGACCAGTTGGTGCTCGGCCCCAGCGTTGCTGATCTGGTATTTACCGGCTACCTATCTGCCGCGCGGATCTATGCGCCGCCTGTTATGGCTGATCTATCTGGCATCCGCAAGCGCGCTGGTGATTACGCCAACGACCAAGCCGCTGCAGCAATGGATCGCCCCACCGTCACCGGCGACGCCATCGCGCACTACCAACGCCTCGCGGGGGCACAGCAGGCCATCGCCTTCTGCTGCAATGTCGCTCACGCCGTTTCAGTGTGCGACGCATTTAAGACTGCCGGTATCAGTGCAGCCCTGCTGCTAGGCAACACCGCCAACCGCGATCAGGTGGTGGCTGATTTCGCCGCTGACATCACCCGCGTGCTGGTGACCGTTGACGTGGTCAGCGAAGGTTTTGACGTGCCAGCCGCTAGCTGCGCCATCCTGCTCAGACCCACTCAATCACTGGGCCTCTACCTGCAGCAGGTGGGCCGTGTGCTGCGGCCAGCGCCAGGCAAGGATGCGGCGCTCATCCTTGACCACGTTGGCAACGTGACGCGCCATGGCTTCCCTGATGATCCGCGCGAGTGGAGCCTGGCCGATGGTGTGGTGCGGCGCCCAGGCACTGCAGCGCCATCAGTGCGCACATGCCCGCAGTGCTACGCCGCCTTCAAGCCGCAGCCCCAATGCCCGGTGTGTGGTGCGCAGTGTGCGCCGATTAAGTCGCGCAAAATCCAGCAGCTAGCAGGTGAACTGCAGGAGCTGCGGCGCGGTGAGATCCGCCACCAGCGTCGCGAGCAAGGCAAAGCGCGCACACTCCCCGAGCTCATCGCACTTGGCCAAGCCCGTGGGATGAAGAATCCCGTCGGATGGGCTAAGCACGTCTATTTTGCGAGGCAGCGATCCTGATGTAGTGGCCAACGCTGAGACAACCCTGCAGCAGCAGATTCGCCTCGCACTTGGCACACGATCCGATCTCCGCCTATTCCGTAATCAAGTCGGCCAGCTGCCAGACCCACGCACCGGCAGGCCCGTGCAGTTCGGCCTCGCACGCGGTAGCGCAGACCTGATCGGCTGGCGCACCATCACCATCACCCCCGACATGGTGGGCCGGCAGCTCGCCGTGTTCACCAGCATCGAGGTCAAGGTCCCGAATGGCCGCGTGCGCCCCGAGCAGCACGCATGGCTAGGTGCAGTGCAGGGCGCAGGTGGCATCGCAGGCATCGCCCGATCCGTCGCAGATGCGTCGCAAATAATCTCCTGAGATTGCTTGCCAACCTTGCTAACCCGCACCACACTCTGACGGCTAACTCCTCGGAGCCGTTGTGGCCGCCATCGTCGATCAACTCGCAGACATCCCCGACTCATGGGCCCTAGTCGCTGTCGGTAACGACAAACGCCCCTACCAGCCCGAATGGCAAAAACATCCCCTAACCAAGCAAGGCATTGAGTCCGAATTGTCTGCCGGCCGTGCTGTTGCCGTTGGTGTCCTGGCCGGCCCACCCTCCGGTGGCCTTCTCTTCGTCGATCACGATGGCCTAGGCGCTTCAGAGGTGCTCCAATCCCTCGGCACCTCACTGCGCGATCTTCCTAAGTCTTGGGCCGTCACTTCAGGCCGTGATGGTCGCCTGCAGATCATCTACCGCGTGCCAGAGCCCTTCTGGGCAACTATCAAAACCACCAAGCTGCGCAGCTCTGTCAAAGGCGAGCAGCTTGAGCTGCGCTGGACTGGTTGCCAGTCCGTTGTCCTGGGCAAGCACCCCATCACCGGCTCATACCACTGGCTCAAGAACCGCTCACCAACCGATCTCCCCCTAGCCGACGCGCCATCAATCCTTCTGCAACAAATGCAGCGGCCCATTGAAACGCCGCCACTCCTGCCCACCTCACCCACAGACGACACCGACCGCGCGCGCCAATACCTCGCCAACATCCCCAGCTCCATCGCCGATGACTACGACGAATGGGTCAAAGTAGGCATGGCCCTGCATTCCATTGGCAACGACGCTCTCCTTGCCGACTGGTCCCAATGGTCCGCAGCATCCGGCAAGTTCAAACCCGGCGAATGCGAAGCCAAATGGGCATCCTTCAAGTCCGATTCCGGCGGCGTCAGTATCGGCACCCTCTACCACCTCGCCGGTGGTGTATCACCACGCCAGCAGGCCATCAAGGCGCTCCAATCTGTCCTCCCCCCTGATGTAGCCGCCACCGCAGGCGCCGCCAAACCCATCAAGCTTGAAACCAATGAGCTGCTCACACTCCTGCGCCAGCAGCTATCGGATCGCCTCCGCTTCAACATCTACAACCAAGCCGTTGAGCTAGACGCCAAACCAATTACCGACCTTGAGCACTACTACCTCCAACTGGCCCAGCTCAACATCAAAGTCGGCAAGGAACTAGCCGCTGATGCTCTCGTCTACGTCGCCAAGGAGAACCAATACGATCCTGTCCGCGATTACCTAGATCGTGTTGCAGAAGAGGTCACACCCATACCCATTGACCACCTAGCAACCGCCTACCTCCGCCCGACAGACCAGCCCGGCACGCTCTACGACGCCATGCTGCGCTGCACCCTTATCGCCGCCGTCCGTCGCATCTATGAACCTGGCGCCAAGCACGATGCCGCCTGCGTACTTATGGGCCCGCAAGGCTGCGGCAAATCAACTTTCTGGCGCAACCTCGGCGGTCCTTTCTTCTCTGATGCCCTAGGCGACATCAACAACAAAGATGATCTCCTCCTTGTCGGTAAGGCATGGATTCATGAATGGGGCGAGATCGACCGCATCACCGGCAAGAACCACGCCGGCAAGATCAAGGCCTTCCTATCCCGCCAGACCGATTCCTACCGCGTGCCATACGGCAAAGCCATGGAGGACTTCCCGCGGCGCTCCATCATCGTTGGCTCCACCAACCGCGACACCGGGTTCTTGGTAGACGACACCGGCAACCGTCGTTTCTGGGTCATTCCGGTAGACGTGCAAGGAATGATCGAGGTGGATGGCCTGCTACTAGAACGCGATGCGATCTGGTCCGCAGCCGTCGCCGCATACCGCGCAGACGCACCCAATCACCTCCCCCGAGAGCAGGAGCGCCAAGTCGCTGAGGCAAACCTTGCCTACCTAGTTGAGTCACCTTGGGTGGCGCCGGTCCGTGAATGGCTCAAATCGCCCAGAAACGCCGGAACGCCCATCACCACTGAGATCTTGCTCACTGATGCCATCGGTAAGCCTGTTGAGCGCCAGTCTCGCGCTGATCAGATGCAGATCGCTTCCATCTTGAGAGAGCTTGGACTCACCAAGAGACGCCGCATCTGCGATGGCGTACAGAAATGGGTGTATTGCCAACCTCCAAACTGAGGTAGGCAACCCCAGATCCATTGGCATGGCTGCTGTTCTCCATCCCCTCCTACCTTCTATCCTTTATTAAAGAGTATATATAAATAGAGGGGAGGGGAGGGGAATAGGGGAAAAAGGAAAAGGTATAGGGGAGGTCGGCAGGGGTTGGAGGGTTAGCAAGTCTCAAATCCGTCTCATTTGAGACAGGTGAGACTGACAACCACCGGCACTTGCCTACCTACCCTTGGCACATGGCTATCGAAATCTCCATTGATCAGCAGGGCCTTGATGCCCTACGCCGAGCCTCGGCATGGTCCGCTGCAGTTGACAAGCAACTGCCCTTCGCCACATCGCAAGCCATCAACGCCGTCGCCTTTGATGGGCGCACCGCAGCCAACAAGGCAACCATCGGCTACTTCAACCAGCCAACCAAGTTCACGCAGACCGCATTCCTCGTTCAGAAGTCCACCAAGCGCAACCTGGTCGCTGCGATCTACGCCAACGATCAATCCGGCAAGAACCGCGCCAAGTTCCTCCGCTATGGCATCCAAGGCGGCACACGCGCACAGAAAGGATTCGAGCGCTACTTTGCTGGTGTCAGCAATGACGGCACCATCCCCCCCGGTGCTGCCTTTGTTCCCACCTCCGCCATCAAGCTGGACAAATCCGGCAATGTTTCTAGGGCCACCATCAAGCGCGTTGCTCAAGGCCTAGGGGGTAATGCCCGTGGTGGCTTCTTCATTGGCACCCCCCGTGGCTCTGGTGGCCGTCCCCCTGGCATCTACCGCCGCAGCCGTGAACGACTGTTCGCCTACTTCATCGCGCAGTCGCGGCCGCGCTACCGCTCACGCTTCCCGTTGCCTGACATCGCAGGCAAGGTGATTGAGCGACGCTTCAACGGTTACCTGCGCAGCAGCCTTGAGCGCGCATTAGCGACAGCACGCTGACGCTGAGCAATCAAAAGCACTTGCAAAATCGCTGCGCGCCACCAGCGGGGGCTAGGAGGCTCGGCAAGGTGCCTGCAGTTTGCCCCCTCCCCACCACACGCAGTCGGCGCTCCACCCCCCGGGGCGGGGCTTCTAGGTTCTTCTGGCGGGTTTCAATGTGGGTCGTTCAATCG